ACATTACGCGAACAGTTCAATGCGAAATACGCAGGCACAAAAAACACCGGTGGCACGGCGGTACTGGATAACGGTATTACATACCAGAAAATCACACTAACACCGTCCGAGGCAACAACTACCCAAACGCAGACTTTTCAGGTTCGGCAGTACGCCCGAATTTTCGGAATGCCGCTACACTTGTTTCAGGACTTGGGTGACACGACTTTTAACAACGTCGAAAGCCTTTCTACGCAATTTGTAACCCTTTGCTTGCGTCCGTTCGCGGTGCAGGCAGAGCAGGAGTTTTTTATCAAAACCCTGACCAAAGACGAAAAAACACAGGGCCGGTACTTCTACCGGATTAACCTGAATGGCCTGTTGCGCGGCGACACAAAAACCCGTGCAGACCTGTACGCTTCCGGCATTGCTAACGGTTGGATGCTTCGCAATGAAGCCCGCGAACTGGAAGATTTCAATACGATCGAAGGACTTGAAAAGCCGCTTTTCCCGATGAATATGGCCGTTGTCGCTGCTGATGGTATGCCGGAAATAATGTCAGACCCAAACGCGCCGCAAGGCCAAAATAATACAGACACAACAGCCGCAACAAATGGAAATTGAACGTAGAACAATAGCAAAGCCCTGCGAAGTTCGCATGGGCGGCGATTCTGACAATCAGCAAAAAATGATTGAAGGCGTTGCGGCAACATTTAACGACCCTTATGATATGGGCTGGTTCACTGAAGAAATTGCCGCCGGTGCGTTGGATGGCGCTGATATGTCTGAGGTAGTGGCTTTGTTTAACCACGATGCAAATATACCACTTGGCCGAAATAGCGCCGGGACGCTCCAGTTGTCAATTGACGCGCAAGGGTTCCGGTATTCATTTATGCCGCCGGACAGCCCAAACGGACACAACGTAGCAGAATCTATACGGCGCGGAGACGTAAAACAAAGTTCATGGGGCTTTACGGTGAAGGAGGACGCATGGCGCACGGTTGACGGCAAGGATTTCCGAACAATCGTAAAAATCGCCAAAGTTTGGGACGTATCCCCGGTAACGTATCCAGCAAACCCAAATACGGAAGTAGCGCAGCGATCAAAAAAAGACTTTCAAATCGAAATACCGCTGCCAGAAAACGCCACCTCTACAATTAACATTAACCTGATCGACAAGCGCCTGCGCTTAGTTGAGGCAAATACAAACGCAATCAAAATACAATGAACACACAAGACTTGATTAACAAGCGGGCGGGAATCGTTGAACAAATGCGCCAGATCGCTACGGACATGAAGGTGCCCGGCCTCACCGAAGCGCGCGTTAAAGAACTTGACGAACAGTTTGAGCGCGCCGAAAAAGACGAGCGCAACCTGTCAAAAGAAATTCAGCGCGAACAACGCCTGGAAGACCTGGAGCGCACCACACTTGCTGACACAATGGAGGCGCGGGAACGCCAAACGCCAAAAGAAGACAAAGGCAAAAAACTGGATTATGCGCAGGCATTCCGGTCTTGGTTTACCTCTGAAAACCCCAACCAACTTGCGCCCGAAATTCGTGCAATGCTGGAAACGCGCGGCACAAGTACGCAGGCGGTTGGCACTACCACGCTGGGCGGCTACACGGTTGATTCCAGCATTTGGCCGGAGATCGTGCGCATTATGAAAGATTACTCCGGCATTGCTGATGCCTGCACAACTATATTTACCGCAACAGGCGGCCCGCTGTATTTCACAGTAAACAGTGACATTACAGCAAAGGCTGTACTTGTTTCTGAATCAGGCTCCCGCACGGTACAAGATACCTCGTTTACCCGCAAAACGCTCGACGCTTACGCTTATTCCGACCTGATGAAAGTTTCCTGGGAACTGATGCAGGATTCAGAATTTGACATGGCTGCCGAGATCAACGAAAATTTAACCGTCCGCTTTGGTCGTGCGCTCAATTACGACTGCACACTTGCCGACGGTTCCAGCAAACCGCAGGGCATTGTACCGGTGTCCGCGCTTGGCGTTACCGCCGCATCCACGACAGCCGTAACACGCGGTGAATTGCTGGATTTGATCGGCAGCGTAAACAGCGCATACCGGAAGTCTCCGAAATGTGGTTTTATGTTCAATGATACCACACTGACGACCCTGAAAAAACTTTCATTCGGCACAGGTGATGATCGCCCGCTTTGGGTTCCATCCATGCGCGACGATGCGCCCGACCGCCTGGAAGGATACCGCTACTGGATCAACACAGATATGGCTGATGCGGCAGCGGCTACAAAACCGATCCTGTTTGGTGATTTCTCAAAATACAAAGTGCGTATCGTAAAAGGTATGCAGATCAAACGCCTCGACGAATTGTACGCAGGAACTGGTGAAGTTGGCTTTATGGGTTATATGCGCTTTGACGGCGAACTGATCGACGCAGCCACCGCAACAGCAGTAAAACACCTTATCCAACACGCATAAGCATGAAAACGATCAGAGTTAGAATACTTGCCTCTTTGGCCGGGCCGGGGTACAGTTATGGAAAGGGTTTTGAAGGCGATGTGCCAGAAGAACTTGCTAAAGACCTGATTCGTGCCGGCCATGCAACGCAATTGAATAGCAAGGCTGAACAACGCGAAAAGGCCATACCAAACACCGATAAAAAGGAGAAGCGATAATGTACGTTGTAACCACAGGGCCAACGCAGCGCCCGATCACATTACAAGAGGCTAAAACATGGGTTGCGGTTGATACCGTCGACACTGATGCGCTTATTGAAATGCTGATTGATAGCGCAACGGAACAGGTTGAAAACCTGACTGGGTTGGCCCTGGGTTCGCGTGAATTGCAAGAGTATTTCGACGTTTTGACATTGCCGCTGGAATTGGGCGTTTCACCCGTCACCGCCATTTCATTAATCGAATACCGGGACACATCGACAGGTACATACCAAACTTGGGCTTCAACAAATTACGACACGGACATTATCAATATGCCCGCCCGCATTGTCTTGAAGCCGGACGGCACAGCGCCAACGGTGGGCGACTATGCAAATGCGATCCGGGTAACGTACACAGCAGGATATACTTCTGCAAACATACCTAAACGCGCAAAACAGGCTATTTCCTTGCTTGTTGCTGATGGGTATGATAACAGGGAGGATATGGAGCAGAACGAAAGCAATAATGTACGGCAACGCAGCGCGGCTATCATTATGAAACAGTTAGCCCCGCGCAAGATATGAGCAGATACAAGCCGCTGAACACGTCCGCAAGGGCCGGGCAAATGGATAGGCGCGTAACGATTGAAAAAGCGGTTACTACGCGCACGGATTCGGGCGCTGAGAGCATCGCATACGAAACACGCGCAACGGTGTACGCCTGCAAAGACGTTGTGCCGCGCGGAATGTCGCAAAGCCTGGAGGCTGACCAAATCCTGAGCATAACCGAATATGTTTTTACGATTCGCGCAATGGATGGAGTTAACGCTAAAGACCGGATTTTGGACAACGGAGTTTATTACGACATACTCAATGTAAAACGCCCTAACAGGCGGTTTATCGAGATTCAAACAGCGGAAAGGATATGAGTTATTTGGGCAAGTGGATTAAGTCGGTTTGTGATTCAAGTACAGACTTGCAAGCGCTGGTATCAACAAGGGTTTACCCGGTTGTATCACCACAAGATGAATCACAGGACTTTTTATCGCGCATCGTATGGCGGCAAAAAATTGTGCCCAGCGACCCGAATAAAACGCAGCGCCTTTCGCAGTACAAGTGTGAGGTAAACTTCGAAATATGGGCATCTGCTTACGATAGTTTAGACCCGATTGATAATGCCCTTCAGGATGCGCTTGACTTCGTGTCAGGCGAAGCGGGAGGGATTACGGTAGTTCATTCTGAGTGGATAAGCGGCGGTGATGACTTCGACGAAACTACACAGTTATTTTTAAGAACGTCGAATTTCTTAATCAAGGTAAAACGCACATGATTTACACCGTAGACACAATCGAAAAGCGTATTTCCTTCAAAGATCAGGAATCGTACAAACGCATTATTGAAACGGTTGAATTGGTATTCGGAACAGATAATAATGTGCGAATAATGGTCAATGGCGAAAATGTGCCGCTGTTAGAGTGCAGGCGGAAAGCAGGAACAATAACAAGCTGTAAATCTAATGTAAAATGACCATAGACGAAGCCGAATTACAGCGATGTATTACCGCTTTGCGGCGCGTCGGGACTGTTGTAAAAGACAACCAGGGGCGTATTGCAATGATTGGGGCTAAATATATGTCTG